AAGCGTTTAAAGAATCAGCTAAAACGGCTAAGAAATGAAAAAACACGATAAACCTATTCCACACAAAACAACTGGTAAAGGTAAGACTTATAATCCTACTGACAAAGGTGCAGGAATGACTGCTAAAGGTCGTGAGGAATATAACGAAAAGAATGGAAGTAATTTAAAAGCACCTGCCCCAAATCCAAAGACCAAAAAAGACGAAGGTCGTAAAAAGTCTTTTTGTGCAAGAATGGAAGGAGTTGTTAAACACGCTAAAGGCCCAGCAGAACGAGCCAAAGCATCTTTAAAGAACTGGAAGTGTTAAATGCAAATACCATTTCATATTGATCAAATCAACGAAATATTAAAGTATCTTGATGACGTACCACATAAATTTAGTCGTGGACTAGTTGACTACTTTAAAAACCATGTTGAAAACCATGTAAAACAAACTGAAGCAGAAAAAGCCGAAGCAGAAAATACAGAAGCAGCTCCTGTTGCAACTAATATAGAAACACCAGCAAGCTAATGTTTGATGACCTAATGGAGTTTTACCTAACTTGGCTAGAAATGGCAAAAGTTGTACCTAGTAATCGCTTAGAAAGACAACATGGCGAGAAATTAGCACAACAATTATTAGATTTATCGCAAAAAATACAAAAAGATTTAGACAAGCAAGTTACACATACTATATAATTAATTCATTACAGAGTCGTGTCTGTGAGATTAAGCCATTTAATAAGTATTTTGAGAGTTTAGGAAAGTAGTGTCAGAGTATTTTCTTAAACTACACGGCCTCAGGATACTTACTAAATGGTTTTTTTACTACTACGACTGTAATCGGACTCCATCCGACAGTAAGAACCTACATGGGTTGCGTGGAAGAAAACATAGGCTAGTTCTAACCTTAACTGCAAGCCTCGCTAACTTAAATGGGTATAGCACAAGTTAAATAGATAAAGGTGAAATGACTAACTATTTAACGATTGAACATTATCTTCGGAAGGAATAGAGCATTTACTTCTTAATGCTTGGTTCAAGTGTGATGATTCACCTTTAGATATACTATTGACTAAAATATGTAAATGCATTATTTTAATAACTAATTGATTTATATAATTATTGATGTAAACTATTAAAAATAACTTACCGATAATAAAAGACTATGCTACCTCACGAACCAACAGAGGCATTTAAAGAACTTGTAGAAACATCAAGTGGACTAGGACTGCCACAAGAACAAATCGCTGCACTAATTGGTATAACAGCTAAAACACTTGCAAAGCATTACAAGACAGAACTGATTGTAGGCAAGGCAAAGGCAAGCTCGGCAATAGCGAATACACTATTTAACAAAGCACAAGCTGGCGATACAACTGCAATGATCTGGTGGACTAAGGCACAAATGCGTTGGAGTGAAACAGTCAAGCAAGAACTCACAGGTGCAGATGGTGAGCCACTAACCATTCAACTATTACCTCAAGACGAAAACGCTTGAAACTCCATAGAAAACAAGTTGACGCTTTAAATGTCATCAATGGCGATTCTACCTATGCTATGCTATTTGGTGGCAGTAGGTCAGGTAAGACATTTCTATTAGTAAGACAAATCATTGTTAGAGCATTAAAAGCACCTAAAAGCCGTCATGCTATATTAAGGTTTAGATTCAATCAGGTTAAGAACTCGATTATCTATGACACATTCCCAAAGGTCATGGAGCTTGCTTTCCCAAATGTTCAATATAAAGTCAACAAGACTGACTGGTTTATTACTTTGCCAAATGGTTCTGAGATATGGTTTGGTGGACTCGATGATAAGGAACGGACTGAAAAGATTCTCGGTATGGAGTTTGTAACTATCTATTTAAACGAGTGTTCTCAAATACCATATCAATCTGTAGGTATAGCAATAACTCGTTTGGCACAGAAAGTCGAACAGGTTATTGAAGGCAAACCCAATTCTTTACTCAAGCCTAGAATGTATTTTGACTGCAATCCTCCGAATAAAAACCATTGGACTTATTCATTATTCATTCAGCATAAGGATGTAGAAACTAAATTACCACTTAAAAATGAGCATGATTACTGTCATTTTCAGATTAATCCGTATGATAATAAAGAAAACTTATCGGATGGCTACTTAGAAACCTTGAACAATTTAAGTGCTAGACTTAGAAAAAGGTTCTTGGAAGGAGAGTTTGCCGATGCGAACCCAAATCAATTATTTAAAGAAGAAGATATTGACAAATGGCGAGTTGAAGACGAACGCTTACCTGACTTTGTGCGTGTGCTTGTCGGTGTTGATCCAAGTGGTTCTGGTGATACTGATAATGCAGATAATGACGCAATTGGAATCGTGGTCGGTGCTCTGGGTGTAGATGGTAACGCTTATTTACTAGAGGATTGCACAGTCAAAGCTGGGCCTGCAACATGGGGTAAAGTTGTAGCATCTGCATTTGAACGTCATAAAGCTGATTTAGTATTAGCTGAATCTAACTTTGGTGGAGCAATGGTCGAACAAGTTATTCAGTCTGCTAGACCAAGAACACCATATAAAGCCGTAAGTGCATCAAGAGGCAAAGTAATTCGTGCAGAACCATTTGCACTTTTGTACGAACAAGGTAAAATTAGGCATTGTGGGCGATTTATTGATTTAGAAGATGAAATGGCTGGATTCTCGACACAAGGTTACATCGGTAATTCATCTCCGAACAGAATGGATGCTTGGATATGGGTACTGACTGAGTTGTTTCCAGGCATGGTGCGAGAACGTGTAGAAAAGAAATTACAACAACCAATAAGAAGACCTATGATGTTTACTCGTAACGGAAATTATGGAGGTAATTGGGGATGAATCTTAAAAATTTAGTGAATTACAATCCTGAAACGGGTATTTTTACAAGAAAAGATAAAAAAAACAAAATTATTGGCAGTTATGATCAAGATGGATATTTAAGAACAGTAATAAAATATAAAGAATATAAACTTCATAGATTGGCATGGTATTTAACACATGGAGAATGGCCTAAACATCAAATAGATCATATTAATAAAATTAAAGATGACAATAGATTATGTAACTTAAGAGAAGCTAAAAATTTTGAAAACATGGCAAATAGAGTTTTAACCAATAATAAATATAAATTTGTTGGTGTTAATTTTGACAAAAGAAATAATAAATTTATGGCTAGAATTATGACTTTTGATCCAAAATTAGGACTTAGAAAAAGAAAACATTTAGGTTATTATGAAACAGCTCAAGAAGCATCTGAGGTTTATGACTTGTGGGCTCAAATGACACAAGGAGAGTTTTATCATGGCAGATAGAGAAAAAGACATTATCGAACGAGCTCACGAAAACTTTAAGGCTTGTTTAGACTGGGAACAAACAACTCGTCAACGCTTTAGAGAGGATATGCGTTTTCTATTTGCTGACTCTGATAACCAAGACCAATGGGAGCCAAGTGTAAAAGCTAGAAGGCATATGGCTACGCAACCAATGATTACCATTAATAAGGTACATACACATTGGTTAATGATTGTTAATCAGATGAAGGAGAACAAGCCAAGTATTCAAGTTCATCCTACCAATGGCGAAGCAAGTTACGAAGCTGCACAAATCTATGAAGGCTTAATTCGTCATATCGAATACAAGTCTAATGCTAAAGTTGCATATGATATTGCTTCAGAGCAACAAGTCGGTGCTGGTATTGGATATGTTCAAGTCATTACCAAGTATGCAGACGATTCTACGTTTGACCAAGAAATTTATATCAAAGAGATTCCAGACGCTATGTCGGTTTATCTCGATCCTCATATTAAGAAGCGTGATGGTTCAGATGCTAGGTTCGCATTTATCTATGAAGATATGCCAAGACGAGATTTTGAGAAAAAGTATCCAAATGTCAGACTTCCTGCGACAAGTCCTAGTGGTAATCAGATGTGGATTACTAAAGACGTTGTAAGACTAGCAACATACTTTGAGAAAGAAACTCGTAAAGAATGGTTATATTCCATTACTAATGACGATGGATCGACAAGATTCATGCGTGAGTCAGACATTACTGTTGAAGAACGCAAATTGTTTAATGAGATTATTCGTCAAGGTGGCGAAGGTATTGACAGACGTAGAATTGACAAGCACGTTATCCGTAAGTATTTAATTGGTGGACAAGAAGTCTTAGAGAAAGGTATATGGCCTGGCAGTTACATTCCTATTGCTAGACAAGTTGGTGAAGAAGTTATTATCGAACAAAGATTAGACCGTAAAGGTATTGTTCGTTACATGAAGGATGCTCAACGTGCTTATAACTACAATGCTAGTGCTGCACTTGAATATGGTGCATTGCAATCTAAGAGTCCGTATGTTGCACCTGTAGAGGCTATCGAAGGATTAGAAAACTATTGGGCTACTGCTAACGTAGAGAATCATGCTTATCTGCCATATAACCATATGGATGAACAAGGCAATCCAGTACCAGCTCCACAGAAAGCACCAGCTCCAATGGGTGCTCCTGTTTACATGGAAGGTATGCAAGCTGCCAATATGGAAATGATGATGACATCTGGTCAGTACGAACAGACGTTTGGCGAGCAAAGCCAAGAGTTGTCAGGTGTTTCTATTGATAAGCGTGTTAATCAAGGTAATCGTGCAACATTCCATTTCCAAGATGCACAGGCGAATACGATTCAGTTCATCGGTAAGATTATTATTGATTTGATTCCTAAAATTTATGACACCAAACGTATTGTTAGAATCTTAGGTGAAGATGGTTCTGAAGATCAAATTATGGTCGATCCACAAGCTAAAGAAGCTATCTTGCAGAATGAGATTGAAGAAGAAGCTAAGGTTAAGACTATTTTCAATCCGAATGTTGGTAAGTATGACGTAGTAGCAGAATGTGGCCCAAGTTACGATACGAAGCGTGAAGAAGCGTTTGATGCGATGACGAAGCTATTAACTGCTCAACCTGCTTTGTCGCAAGTCATTGGTGATTTATATATGGGAAGTGCAGACTTTCCTGGTGCTGACAAGTTGCAAGAACGTATGCGTAATTGGATACCTCCTAACATCTTAGGAACTGGGCCATCTGAGCAAGAAAATGCCATGATGCAACAGTTACAACAGCAACAATTGGTCATTCAGCAATTGACAGAGCAATTGAACGAGAAGCAACAATACATTGCTATTGAGAAACAACGTGCTGACGTAGATGCATTGAACCATTTAGCATTGCGTTACGAGAATGAACGTCAAGACGTAATCGCTGCGTTTAAGGCAGAAACAGATCGCATGAAAGCATTAATTGGACAGTTAAGTCCAACACAACTCAATCAAATTACCGACAAAACCGTTACGGAGATTGAGAACGAAGAAGATCCTGCGAAGGAATACGAGCATACCAATTTCGATCCATCACAGGTTATTAGTCAATACTTACCCAACTTACAACAGGAGCAATAATGGAAGATACAGCTACAACGCAAATAGACGCTGAATTAAACCAAGAACCAATAGAAACACCTAAAGAAGAACAAAAACAAGAGAACTCATACAACGAACTGCCTGACTGGGCAAGACGTAGGATGGGCGAACTTGCTGCCGAAAAGAACGCTGCCAAGCAAAAGCTAGAAGAATTACAAGCTAGAGCACAACAGCAA